CCACGCCAGGTGCACAATGGTATGTGTGCACACCACCTTGTCCGATTCCACAGTCGGACTCCTCAGTAAAGGTGTCGGTAGCATGTTTTAATCTGCGGGGGGAGCTAACCCCCACAGATGTTTTTACGTGTTGTCTCACGGTTTGGTGGGTTGTCTCCCAAAGCGAGCGCCTAGGCACTCACCTTGTCCAAGTGAGTGGAACGCCCGAGTTTGACCTGCTCGGAGCGTGCCCAGAAGTCGTCGTACAACGACTCCCAGGTCGGAAAAGTGGCGTCCTCCACGTAAAGTTCAAGTCCAGCTTTGCTGACTACCTCCTCAAACATTGCGATGGACGTCTCAAATTCCTCCTTGCCATACCAAAAATATTCACGCACTGCGGTTCCAATGACCTGCATAGCGTGGCATCGTGGCGTGACGTTCTTCTTCGCCACACACACCGTCAGCATCTTCTCGATGGAAGACCGATCTAGTGGTGCGACGTAAGCACCAACATCTTCGTCCCAGCGCCAAGTGCGCTTCAGGAAGTTGGCCTCACTGATGTGGATGTAGGGCACTGATTGCGCCTCCTTGTCCGCCATCGTGTAGCCGATGTCGATGTCACCCAGGACCTTCTGGATGGCCGTGTGCTCAAACCACGGCGCGTCCGGGGACACACCCATGATGTTGTCGTCGCCGTAGGTCATAAGCGACACATGCTTCTTGAAACTCGTCGAACACCCGAGAGGGCGCAAGACGATGTAGCAATAGCGCATGTAGAGCGAGTTTGCAATACCGTTAATGATCACCGTGAGAGGGTGGCCAGATGGGTTGCTACCATAAAACTCGATGAGATCGCCGTTAAAGTCCACCGTGGGAAAAGCCGTGTCATAGGCAATACCACGAACGACCAACAACTCCTCATGCGTGTAGCCAGCACGCGTGCACAGGTCGATGATGATGTCAAATGCAGCCAGGATCACATTCGCCGGCATCCGCTTGTCAAATTTCGAATAGTCGCCAGCCACAATCCGGTCCTCGCCATGAGCGACCAGATACTCTCGGATGGCTTCCCACTCGAGACTCTGGACGACCGTGCCAGGGCCAGTCTCGTACACGAAACGATTCTTCTGCATAAACACGATGGTCGAGAGCAAATACATGCGCACGACGAGCGTGTACGCGATACCAGACGCCGTAAAAACACGCGTCTTCGCACCGTCCCGCTTCTCCTGCGTGACCGGTTCGTCCTTCAAGTGACCACAGAAAATGGCATGAGCTCGCTCACCACGTTGGTACGTGTTGATGATCTCTTGCACAGAGTCTTTAATCTCGTCTGTCACATCCATGTCCGTGCTCAGCGTCTCATCGACGTAGAACATGTAATGGCGTTTGGACCGCTTGTAAGGCGCACCGGCGCTTGATGTACGATTCATTTTGTCGCAATACTTGAGCCCAGGGCAGCCGTTGATGGCAACCTCCAGCGGGTACACGTGGACTTGCTGCACGTTGGCCAAGTGCGTCTCCTTACGGTACATAGCAGCGGCATCATCGAGCACAGTGTTGTCCATCAGAACGACAGGTCGCGTGGTGTCGCA